GATAAGAAAACAATTTGTATTGACTTCGACGGCGTAATCCACGATTACAGCAAAGGTTGGCAAGGTGATGACGAGTTCGGGCAAATGATACCGAACGCAGATACCGGCACGTCTGTTTTGAAACAGAAAGGTTGGACAATCATCATCTTTACCACGAGGAAGAAAACAGACAAGTTAGAGAAATGGCTGAAAGACCACAGCATCGTCTATGACTACATCAATGAAAACCCTAACCAGCCCGAGAACACGAGCGGAAAGCTGATAGCCGACGTGTATCTTGATGACAGAGGTATTTGCTTCCGAGGAGTTTGGGACCAGTGGCTCGTGAGAGAAATACTTGATTTTGAGCCGTGGGAAGAACGAAGAAAAAAGGAAATGGAACAATTGGCCACCTTCGGGAAAACGGAAGATAGCATTTGGGAGCGAGGCAATGAGAAGAGAATAAAGGCCGATGCCTCAAGTTGGTAACATACAACAACAATCATTCCGTTGGCAAAAAGCACCCCTCACATGATTATGGGTATGCCATTCCCCAACTGATTATGAAAAAGGCGGACAGCAGCCATAATGAGGATGCGTCCGCCTTTTATTCATCTAATTTTTGGGCGTTTTATCTTCTTACCCCCATTCCCAACTATCTGATAAGTTACAAGCGGGTCATTTGTCAGCGTCTGAATGCCGTCCAAGTTCTGTTTACTTTTGACTGTGTACTTCATGGCGTTTTTCCTTTTTATGATTTCTGATGCACCCTGCGTACCATCTGTAATACTGCTGCCGCTTCAAACTCTCTACTTCAGGTACAATGCCGCACGTTCCATTACGATAGGCCGTGAAATAGAAACACTCCGTTTCGAGGTCGCGCACGTGTGCCTCATAGGTGATATACCCTTTCTGTTTGAGCTTACGGAAGTTGAGCCTGTCCATGATGATGAGTTTACCCTTGCTCCCTGAAAGAGGCATTACATAATAACGCTCACCCGTCTGACTGTGTGCGTCCTCGGCTTTCTTTACCGCCTCACGCAACCGGAGGCTTGCCTTCAATTTCTGAAATACGTTCATAACAAATCCATTTTAGTTTATATAGTCGCTGCCGAAACAGTCTTTTTCTTCTTCACCACCATACATATTATGCGTTTCACTAATTTGGGCAGCTCCATTTCATAGAAACAGATGTGCAGCCCTATGGCACGTGTCATGAGCAGGTCGTCGTGCTTGCCGATAATCGCGCCGTATGAGCCATTAGGCTTCTTTTCATAAGTAAGGTATTCGTCCAAACAACGTGCATCGCGCTCCACATATAAATTTTCACGGATGACCTTTACCAGCGTAGATATAACCATCGGTTTCGTGGCCACGTTGGTATGGAAGCCGTATTTTGTGGGCAGACCTTGCAAAATGTCCTCTTCCGACTGTTTCCGTGCATAGAGGTTTGGATAAACACCCTTAATCTGATTGAGTATAAACTGCGACTGATCTCCATCCACATCACGCTCCTTGTCGTGCGTTTCGAGTGTATTGCTTTCGATGACGAGCAATGAGTTGTCGTAGAACGCCGCAATCTGCGCTGCTTTCCATGCCAACAAGTCTATGTCGCAATGCCCGTACCACTGCGCCACTACAACCGGCTTGCCTCCTTCGGTCATAAAAAGGCGGTCGAACACGACGATGACAGACCAGTCGGCCTTTGAGGAACGTCCGCCGACATCGACAACCGTCAGATAGCGGTTAGTAACTTTCTCGTTCTCGTCTATCTCCGGCTTCTCCCATATCCACAACATACCCTGCCTGTCCTCAACGAAGTGCAGATTCTTGAGTGCGTTCTTGCCCTCGTCAGCGTCGGCGTACACATCCCCCACGAAACGCGGTTCTTTGCAGTATTTTTTGAATGCCTCAACCTTGTACTTGTCGAATACCATTGTGCCGGAATGCACAAATGCCTCCACGTCGTCTGATGGGTATTCTGAAGCCATAGAAGCGTGTTCATTATACTTGGCACGTTCCAGAATGTACCAGTGTATTGCTTCGAGCGTAGCCCCTTTTTCCCACAGCCACCAAAGATATTTTCCGCACTCTTCACGTGAAGAAGCCACGTTGTCGTTGTTTCGGTTGTCGTACAGACTTGCAGCAAAAGACAGGATGTCATCAACAGGCGTGGAATAAATCTCAATGTCAAACCAAGAAACGAACATTGCCTCAAACTGTGACTTACCCTTGCTGGCCATGTCGTACTCACGCTGGAAGAAATTGCCCGTACCATTGGCCGTACTCTCATAGACAATCATCGTATAAGGTCGATAAAGCACGCCCGAACAGGCGGAACGCACGATGTCTTCCGGCTTTTTCCCTTCTGTGGCTTTCCACAAACCAACCTCGGACAAATGCACAAGGTTGTAGTCACCGCCACGGCAACTGTCAGGACGCTCGGCAGTACCGATTTTGATTTTGCAGTTGCGTTGCGGCACACGGTAAATGCTGCCTGACTTGCCCACACCCACGAGCTTAGGCTCGTTAGCGTCGTAGGCCTCGCCCAGCTTGTGCAGCATTTCAACCGGGTAAGCCTTAATCATTCGGTCGAACATATCCTTTATTTCGTCCGAACCTGCACCCTGATGCGCAATGATTAGCGAGTTAAGACCTACCTTGTGAACGAGCTGCAACCAAGCCATGTAAAGCTGTGATACGGTAGAGCCACCCCATTGGCGTGCCTTTAACAGTACTATGCGGATAGGCTTTCCAGCCTTTCGCAACCTTTCAAGCCTTTCAACAAACCGCCTTTGCGGACGTGAAAGACGGAAAAGAACATCCTCGCCACCGCCCTTGCGCTTGATGTACACAAACACAGCCGCCCAAAAAGCAAAGTCGTAACGACAACGGAGACGCACGAACTGCTCAACGACTTTCAGACGGTCTTCCTCGGTGTACTCCACATTCAGATTGTCCGTAAGGAACGCGCGTACAGAGCCACATTCCACAAGCTGTCTGACGAGCGGTACACGCATCATCTCGATTGGAAGCCACTGTGTAGTAATAGGAAAATCGTCAATGACAACTTCTTTCCGTTTTCCAACCGAGCCTTCACCACTTACAGGGTCGAATTTGGCATATATGACCGCATTACGCCGCTCGTTCTCTTTTATTATAGCCTGTATTGCTTCTTCCCTTGTCATGGCTTAACCTCCATTGGTTTGTTCAATAATGCAAATGCAAAGCCACAGAGATAGCAGTACAGATGCAGCCATGCGTTGGTGTTCGGGAACAGGAAGCCTACCGCAATATAAAAAAGCATCCACAACTGGAAAAAACGCTTGCGTGCCACTTCAAACGATATAGAACCGAGCAGCACATAGACCACGCCTGAAAGACCTACCGTAGGGCTGTCAAGAGAAAGGAATGCACCGAACGTGTCAACGGGCATAGTTACAGCTGCGACGTAAGCAAAGAGCATACGCCACACTGAAACATCATAAATAAAAACGATGGATAGCAGGCACCACGCATTTAGTACGGCATGTATGAACCCAGCATGAAAAAACGGGTAAATCAGCCGGTTTGACAATGGGCACGAAGAATAGATGCCGACCGACGACCAATCGCCGATATGCACGACCGACAACACCGTCACAGACAGCGCAATCACAATAGCCGCAACCTTTTCAACTTTTCTTGTACCCATTTCTTCCGAGCTTTACATACCATAATCTTCGCACTCCCCGGTGTGAGGTAGAACTTCGGCGCAGGACTGGCCACCACGATGCTGCAACACGCACGAACGGTAAGCTCTGGCCGCGTCTTCCTCAAAGAAAGCACACGCCGTAGTATTTCCTCGAACATCTCACGCTTCAAAGGGCGCATACCCTTGATATTCACACCACGTAGCATGGCGTATATCACTTTGGTAGCCCTTATGTCACTGACCCAAAATCGGCGCGCCTCCATGTTTACGATAGCGGCATAGACATCAGGCATACGTATGTAATCGCATGATGATATGTATTCATCATACGCGCGCATGAGGTCTTGCATACGTTCCTCCGCGTACTCCATAACCGCTCCGTGGTGCTTCATAAAAAGTTTCTTCTATGTTTCAAAGGTAACCATTGGAGCGTAAAAAGTTATACCATTTAGATTTGTTTGTTCCCTTAAATTTGCAATGTGACAAATAGCAAAACAGTTAAAAATCAAGAATATGCCTGATAAATCAACAGTTAAGAGCAATCGGGAACGATACGCCGAGCGTATGAAAACCAAATATCCCGACCGCGAATTTGCCGACGATGAAGCGTTATGGGGGCAAGTCAATGAAGATTACGACGGTTACGACAAGGAAATTGCCGGTTACAAGGAACGCGAGAAGGCGTTTTCCGACCTGTTTACCAGCGACCCACGTAGTGCCGCATTCCTTACCCAATGGCGAAAAGGCAAGAACCCAGCCGTTGCATTGGTGGAGATGTTCGGCGACGACTTCGTTGAAGAACTAAAAGACCCGGCCAAGCAAGAAGAGCTTGCACAAGCCAGCAAAGAATACGCCGACCGCGTGGCAAAGGAAAAGGAGTTTGACGAGCAATACCAAAAGAACATCTCCAAGACACTTGACACGCTCGAACAGATGCAACAGAAGGACGGTTACAGCGATGAAGATATTGATAAAGCAATGACATTCCTTGTAGGCATCATGAAAGACGGCATCGTTGGAAAGTTCACGCCCGAAAGCATAAAAATGGCATTAAGCGCAATAAACCATGACGACGATGTTGCCACGGCGGCACGTGAGGGAGAGGTAAAAGGCCGCAACGCACGCATAGAAGAAAAGCTCCGCAAGAGCAAACGCAGCGATGGTACGGCCAACCTTGACGGAAAGAACGGAGGACAGGGTAAGTCAAGAGATATGCCCGACCTCGGCGTACTCAACCGATACGATGACGGAGGACAAACTATATGGGAACGCGGCGGTGAACGTCGCAGACCGGCAAGATAATTCATAATCAACAATTCATAATTAATCATCAAAACGACAGAGAAATGAAGACGTTAAAGAAAAGTACAAGTTTTCTGTATCACATCATGCTGGCATTGTTGGCATTTGTGGTAGGAGCGTCGAGTGGCGTAATGGTGGCCGATGCCACCGCGTTGCCCGATGCAGGTAAGACGAATGCCGGAGCTGAAGGCGACGAAGGCAGCGACCCTAATGGGGGTATTGCTACCGAGACGCAAGGACGTGCGGACGGCGACCCGAATTTCTACATGGCGGACGTGGACAAGCGCATTGTCAAAATCCGCCCTATGGCAACACCTATCGACCAGATAAGCCGTTACGCGAAGTCGAGCAGCTGCGACAGTTTCGAGGTGAAGTATTACAGCGTCGGTACAAGGGAAATCAAGTGCATGACAACCGAAGCCGTTACGGCAATGTCAAGCGGCGCAAGCACCAAATTGCCTGTAAGCGACACCAATATGTTCACGCTGGACGACACTATCCGCGTAGTAGGTGTTAAGGGCGTTACCAATCCCGACACCGGTCAGGCATACGAAGAGGGCGACAACGTACCCGACCTCGTGCTGTGCGTATGCGGCAAGGACACGACCACGAATATGCCCACCGTGTATGCAGTGAACGGTAAGATGGACTCGTCAAGCAAACAGCCTATATGGGTTCCTGACATTCCGAAAGACACGGTATTAGTGCGCATGGGCAAGGCATGCGGAGAGCTTGACGTGCAGACGGGCCGCTTCAACAACATCCCGATGCCCGAGACACAATATTGCCAGAACTTCATGATACAGGTTGAGCAGTCCACATTCGATAAGATTGCCAAGAAAGAAGTCAATTGGGGTTTCTCCGACATCGAGGAGGACGGCATATACGATATGCGCCTTGCAATGGAAAACAGCTACCTGTTCGGCGTGAAGAACAAAATCAAGCACGTGTCCAAGGACGGTCAGTTGACATGGTTCACCGGCGGTATATGGTACATGGCTGGCAAAGACATCGAAGTCGGCGTGTGGGATGATACACAGAATTGTGCTGTCATTACCGATGACAACCTTGTGGACATCACCAAAGACCTGTTTGTCGGCACAGGTATCGGCAACAAGCGCAAGATTTTGTTCTGCGGCTCTGATATGTTGGCTGCTTTCTCGAAAATCAAGAGCGAGAAGTTCCGCCTAAAAGACACGGTGGAAGTATGGAACTTGAAATTCAAGAGCTGGGACACCGACTTCGGCGAAGTGCTGACTATCCATCACGAGTTGTTCGACATGAACGGCATGAGCGACTGCGGCTTTGCAATGGATCCCGAATACCTGTCGAAGAAGACCCACGTAAGCTGGGCACGCAACGTGCTTGACTTGCAGAAAGCCGGTATCCGCCGTACTGATGCTGTCGTCATTCAGGAGGTAAGCTGTCTGTACCTGCGCTATGCAAAGGCACACGCACGTATGAAACTTGCCAAGGCACCGGCATCTGACGGGGATTAATAAGCAAGTAAAAATGTACGTTAAACATTAACACACGAGGGGTGGGAGGCAAAGCATCCCATCCCTCTTTTAATTTCAAAGCAACATGATTAAGCATTACAAGGCCAATACCGCAATAAGCATAAACGTGGTACTGAACAGTAAAAAGAATATGCACGTCTCGTTCACCTCACAAACGGACGGGAGCAGTATCTACATTACGGATAACGAGGATGTGCAAAATGCGCTTGAACATCACTACAAATTTGGCAAGTTATTCAAACTCGCAAGTCAGGAAACCGAAGCCGAGGGGAATACAGAGCTTGAGACGGTATCACAAGAGGAGGAAGTACCTGAAATCCGAAAAGTGGAAGTAAGCGACCTTGCATCGGCCAAGGATTACCTTGCCGACAATTTCGGAATAAGCCGCACGTCAATGCGTTCGGAAAAATCCATCATCGAGGCCGCAAAGGCGCACAACATAGAATTCGTTGGACTTTAACCGCATAAATTATGGCAGTCTACCGTCTTGACAATATAATGAAAGATGTCCGCATAGCCTTAGATCAGAACATGGCAAGCGAACCGTTGAAAGTCATCGGCGATGTAGATACGCTCTCACTTGACGACATCATAAAGTCAAAGATTGAAGAAGCGGTTACCCGGGTACACTGCGATGCACCCTCATATCTGATTGACGAGGGGCATAACTTCGGCGATGAGCTTTATTGGGGCGAGCTTGAAAGCGGATGGGTACTTCTTCCTGATGACTTCATGCGACTTGTCGTATTCAAGATGGACGACTGGAACAGAGCCGTTTACCATGCCATAAGTGAAGACGACCCTGAATATGAGCTGCAAAGCAGCCGTTTCAAAGGCATACGTGGTAATCCACAGAAACCCGTATGTGCCATTGCAATACGTCCTGAAGGTCGGGTGTTGGAATTCTACTCGTGTAAAAGTGAAGATGCCCAAGTCAGCAAGGCCGTCTATCTCCCATATCCGAAGATAGACTGCGACGGCGGCATTGAAATATGCAAACGATGTTACACTTCTGTCGTATACACGGCAGCTTCATTAGTATCAACCGCCTACGGCAATGCGGATATGAGTTCTGCATTGGCTGATTTGGCTAAATCATCATTAAATTAAATATGTCAGTAAAGAATACACAAATAGACGGTGACGTTTCTGTTGGCCGCAATGTGGCCATAGGTGGAAAATTCACGTCACAAGGCAGTGGGCAAGTAAAAGGCAACCTCAAAGTAGAGGGCTGGCTTGACGCTAAAAACATCAAGGGTGCGAACAAAGGTGTCTTTACTTCCGAAGAGAACCTGCGCAAGGCATATCCCTTTCCACAGGACGGTTGGTGGGCTATTGTCGGAACGACATTGCCAGGTCCTGTCTATGTCGCTTATGGCGGTCAATGGACGGCAACCGGTGGAACCGGCGGTAATCCGACTGTCGATAGTGAGCAGTATAATGAGAAAATCGGTGAACTGGAAAAGGATATTACAGACGCACAAGGCGATATACAAACAAACGCTGAAACCATCCATTCACTACAGACGCAAGTGACAACACATGGCAACACAATCAATACGCTCACAGATAAGGTCAATTCGGCCAACAGCACGGCAAGCGCAGCGCAGTCAGCGGCTTCCAACGCACAGAAAACAGCCGATGCCGCTCAAAAAGACATTGACGACTTCGAGGCCACCAAAGGGAAAGCTGGTGGAATAGCTACATTGGATGAGTCCGGCAAAGTTCCGTCAAAAAATATCCCCACAGAGTTTGACGATGTATTGGACTTTTCATCTGTCGCAGAGGATGTCACCTCGCAAATGATATCTATTTCAAAATCTTCGTCTGACGAGGGGTGTTCCGTTGTTTATAATAAGAAAAGGAACGTTTTTGTATTGGCCGTTTCTACAAGCAGCGGTTCGGGCGACTTATCCACAATCACCTACTACAACAACTGGTTGGACGCCGACAGATACGGAGATAGTGCAAACACATACGGCAGAATACCGACAAATGGGAAGTCGTATTTCTGTACTGGTGACAAAATCACCTATCATTGGAACGGCACGGAATTGGAAGCGGTTGCTTCGCATCTTGTTTTGGGCCACGAAGAAAACGAAGCATTCCCCGGCGACGAGGGTCTGTTATTGCAAGAAGAATTTGAAAAAGCCAAGACTTCGCAGAAAGAAACCAATAATAACCTTAATACTTCTATCAACAAGCACCTTCAGCAGATAGTAACGCGAAGTGTCATCAACGCCAATAAAATGCTCGGTGACAGTAACGACTTGACTTTTTCCGTTGTACTTGACAGAATATCCAAATCAGAATTCAAGGACAATGTACAGATACCCGGAGTAGTCATCACATTCTTGTCTGAAAAAGGCTGGGTAACCAAGCAATGGACTAATACGTCAGAGTGGAATAAGGAGGCCAACTGGACAGACTTTGGCACTGGTGGCAGTAGCATCGGCAATATAATCAACGTGAATACCGTCTGCGGAAACGTGGAATACTCCCTCAGCACAGCAATCAAGGCCGTACAGGAGTTGGAGGAGAAAGACGGGAAAGAATATCTTGTGAGCGGTGTTGTACTGACATTCAAGACCGCAGACACGGACACAAACGGCGCACCGATATGGCTTGCCTATCAGTTCACTCGCGAAAGGAGTGACATAGACCCAGACGACCCGAAGCCGTGGGTGGAGTTCGGGGGCGGTGGCTCCACCGTGGAAACGAAAGACGAACCCGAAGAAGACGGGAAAGACGCATTTTCCACAGGTGGTGCATATACCGCAATACCGACAGACCTGAAAGTTGACACCGAAACAGAAGGTGTCGTAAAAATCTCTATGGTAAATGCCGCAGGTGAGGCTGTTGGCAATGAACAGCAATTTGCTGTCGGCACAGGTGGTGGGGGACAGACGACAGGAACAATAGTCACGTTTGTACCAGAGCAATCACCTCTATATGCCAAAGCTGGAGGTTCTGTAATCCTGAATGCGGCCATTCGTTCTGTCACCACGCAAGCCGGAGAAGAAATACTCAACAGTATAGAGCGTGTGGAGCTATACGACCGTGACACAAACCAATTGTTGCAGACATACCGCCTAAACAAGGCATCTTCAGCAGATAACTCCACCTATGACTTTTCTTTCGACCTGTCAAGCTATTTCCCTATCGCTTCACAGCGGAAGTTCCGTTTTGTCGCATACGATGACAGCGAGAACACAGGTTCAAGGAATGTCAATGTAACCGCTGTAGACGTAACTATCAAAAGCGAGCAGACTCTTAATTACACCTCCTCCACTGCCATTGAAGTAGGAGGAACCACAAAGAGCCTGCCCATGTACCGCTTCCCGAACAACGCGAGCGACAAAGGCATACAGTGTACTGTCGAGATATACATTGATGGAAGTTGGAAAACGCTCGGAACGGCAACCGTATCTGACACATACTCGCACTCAATAAGCATTAATCCACAGAATTGTGCAGGTTCGGTGCTGAAGCATGGCGCATATCCCATCCGTATACACGGTGAGGACATTGCGTCAGGAGTTGTCGGGAATTACCTGCACACCACCATCATGGCTGTGGAAAATGGAAACAACACACCTATTGTAGCGACACGTTGGTACTCCGAGACCGAAGACGCTGAAATCAAGCAATATGAGACCATATCGCTTGAATATGCCGTATATTCCCTCGCATCATCACCGGCCGAGACACAAATCATAGAAAAGATTGGAGAGGAAGAAACTGTAAAGCAGACCACTCTTGCCTACCGCACGAATACCTACACCTATACGCAGCGTGTGGGTGATGTAGCAATAGACGGTTCGGTAACCATAAACCTGTATGTGAAATCCTCCGCCTCCACATCTCAAACAGCATCATTCAAGGTTGTCGGCACATTGCTCTCCATTGAGGATGTCACCGCACAGCTTATGGTTGATATTGACTTTTCGAGCCGAAGCAATGACGACGCGGACAAGAGCATCACCTACAACGACTATACGCTGCAAGTAAACGGCGCGAACTATTCGACCAACGGCTTTGTCAAGGACAGCTTCGGTACGGAGGATTACGGCACGGAGAACGACCCCGGCCTAATGGCACTCCGCATAGCGGAGAATGTCACGGCCTCACTGGACTATGCCCCATTCAACCAAGCATCCATCGAAACCAACGGAATGGCAATACAGTTCCGCATACGTACAAAGCACGTGGCAGATGATGAAGCGCGGCTGATTTCCTGCATATCGGGCGGTTTCGGTTTCTATGTCACCGGGAAGAATGTCGTGTTCACAACAGACAATGCCGCAACCGTGGCCCATACAATCACGTCCGCATTGAAAGATGACAGTCTTACCGATGTAGCGATTGTAATAGAGCCGCTAAGCCAAGCACCATACGGTGGCATCGGAGTGGCGAAGATGTATTTTGACGGTGAACTCATAGGGGCTTGCTACTATAATAGCGGCACACTTGTACGCCATGCGACCCCTATAACATTCGACGGCTCACAGGGTGACCTGTACCTTTATAACATCCGAGCATGGGAAACGTATTATTCGTTTGAACAGGCATTCAACACTTACCTGTTGAAACTTTCCGATTCCTCCACGATGTTGTCCGAATATGAATACAACCAAGTGATGGCTTCACAAGCAGCGGAAGGTAAACCGGCCACCAACCGCCCACAGGCGTCAGCTCTGTATGACAAAGGATTGGTGTACTTCGTATTGTGCAAGAATGCCGATACAGCAGACACATCGGACAACTACCCGGACTATCTCGAAAGTCTTGACGGAGATAAGAAGACCACACGAGTACTTGATGTTTACGCATACTTTCCCAACCGTCCTTATCAAGATTTCAAGGCCATCGGTGTTACCGTAAGCAACCAAGGCACTACCTCATCCATGCGTCCTATCAAAAACATCAAGATGAAGCTGAAGAGTGCTACCATAACTTTGCTTCGCTCACGTGATGAATTCTCAGGAGAAGACCTTGTGAAATATGACGAATGCGCTACCAATGCCGCAAAGAATAGGGTACAGATACTTGACACGTCGGTTCCAACAAACATCATTACAGTCAAGGTGGACTATTCAGAAAGCGGCGGAGCAAACAACAGCGCGTCCACACAGCTTTTCAACGAATTGCAAAGAGCACTTGGCCCTGAATACATGACACCGGCACAGAACGCCTATACGGGTAAATACGTGCTTAACACCTCGATAGACAGTGTGCCCTGCGCATTCTTCCGCACCGACGAGAATTCAGCCGATGCCACTTCTCCATCATACGGATATTTCCATGCCAAAGGTAACTGGAATCAAGACAAAGGAGATGCCGCAGTATTCGGATTTGAAGATGTTGAGGGATATAATGACGGTTGCCTGAATTACGGCGACTTTACCGAACTCATCGCAGCAAGAGACCAGTCGTTGGATGATTTTGCCGCATCCATCGAAAAATCATCATGGGATACAAGTGCCATATACGTGTTGAGCGAGTTTTGCGGTCCCAATCACAAAGTATTCCGTTACCAAGATGGAACATGGAAAGAAACGACAGGCACAATGACCTATGTCGACGGTAGATGGAGAATTACAGGTGATGTTGTCAATCCTGTAGAAAACTACGAACTCCTGACATACAACGCGATGGACTGGTTCCAAGGTGTCAAAACCGTTGACGACATGGTGAATTCCGGTGCAGACGGAAAACCTGCATGGCTTACCTATTTTGAAAGCCGTTACCCAGACGATGACGATTTGAACCAAGCCTACGAGGACGGTAGGAAAGTGCCATATTACCTATTCAAATGGCTTGAATGGTGTGAGCAATGCAACCAAAACCTGACTGAGGGCGACGGAAACATAACCGTGGACGGTTCTCCCATGAGCGGAACAAAATCCAACCGACTATTGAAATTCAAACGTGAAATTCATAAGGTTGCCAACGTCCACTCCATGATTTGTTACCATGTATTTACGGACTACATAGCTGCCGTTGACCAGCGCAGCAAAAACATGATGGTAGGCTTCTACCTTGATACGGACGGCGTGACGAGAATGTACCTCAACCACTTGTATGATGGTGACACAATTCTCGGTTCGGACAACGACTGCGGCCTGACCATTCCTGCGGAACTTGACCCGAACAACGACCCCAACGGATATTACCAAGGCCATGACAGCGTATTGTTCACACAACTTGCCAATGCGGACTACCTGTGGTTGAAAGACTATACAGGAGATAGCGACACGTCCGACACGACAAAAACCACCACCGTGGCCGCCATTGCCGCAGCAATGCGTGAAATACAATTACCATCAGGATTGCGTCCGTTCTCTCCCCAAGGAATAGAGAAATACTGGATTACAGACCGTTTGCAAAAATGGCCGAAACTCGTATCGTCATACGATGGCATACGCAAGTACATCGAGCATTCCCAATCGAACAGCAACTATTTCTACGCCCTGCATGGTTTGAGCATCCAGCGGTTGGAGGACTATGTAGCCACACGTTTCCTTTACCGTGACGGATTTTATCATTGCGGCGACACCTATTCGTCCGCCATGTCGATGCGTTGTACAGGAACAGAAATGACCGTCATAATAAAAGCTGCCAAAGACGGTTTCTTCGGCATTGGTGTTGACCAAGCAAACTCTGCCCGTGAGAGTGTCTACCTGAAAGAGGGCGAAATGGCAACCTTGCATTCGCAGAACACGAACCTCGGTTCAGGTATCATGCTCTACATATACGGCGCAAACCGCATCGGTGAACTTGACATACGCAACGCCACACCGAAGCAGTCAGGTTGGGACATTTCACAGCTTACGCTGATCAGGAAACTCATAATCGGAGGTGAAGATTATTCACCAGCCACAAATACCGGCGAAGAACTCTCCACCCTGAACCTCGGACAGTTGCCGTTCTTGGAGGAATTGGACGTAAGAAACTTCCCCTTAAAGAACATCGATGCAAGATATTGCCCACGCTTACAGACCGTACTTGCTTCCGGCACATCACTTGCAGCCATCAACCTTGCCGAAACCTCGCCAATATCTACATTGGAGCTTCCTGGCACTGTCACGGAGATTGTGCTGAACAACCTGCCAAACTTGACCTATCCCGGCGGCTTGACCATCGGTGGCATGAGCCATGTCACAAAAGTGTTTGTCAATGGCTGCGAACACATCGACACCATGAGCCTATTGCAACAGATTGTCAACGCAAGCTCATTGACAACAGTCCGCATTCCCAATGTCAATGTTACGGCAAGCGTTTCAATGCTCCGTGCCATAAAAGCAAGTGGAGCCATCGGACTTGACGCTAACGGCAACGCATACGATGAAACAAACCAGTGCAGTGGTATCACCGGACGTTGGATACTTACGGAGCTTATTGAGGACAGTGAACTTTCACAGTTGCAGGACTATTTTGTGGCACTGACCATTTACAATGCGCAGTATTCACAAATAACATTCAACGACGATGTGGAGGACACGGCCAACATAAGCAACATGGAAAACAGCACCGGTTACCTGTTTACCAACGTATTCGAGCCAAGCGGACATTTTTTACGGATTGAAAGTAAGAGCCATGCCTATTGTGCTTCATACGATGAACAAGCGAAGAAGATGAAATGCCGCCAGTTATCCGACAGCAATTACAATTTTTTTGCCGACGGCTCTGATATAGACCTTACTGACCAGTCGGGAGTGGGCTTTGACATAATGAAGCTGATTCCTGACTATTGGTACAAGGGAGTGAACGACTATAAAAACCAGCAAAAGCACTTCTTTGTATCGTCAATGAAGGCAGAGCCTCTTTCTACGGCAACAAAAACAGTGCGTAAGAAACTATCCGATATTCTGGTGGAAGAATTTACAAGCATATTCCTGTCAAACAACAGTGTCGGTTCACCTGTTGTACGCTCGCAAAATTCCAACCACAACGTTTATGAAATAAATGTTGATGGAATGAAACAGGTACGCTTTCCGGGTGTAAATTCCAATACCGTCGGAGCAGCCTTTGTCGATGCAAATGGCAAAGTTATGGAGCTGTTCAATATGTACGTAACCCACGCCTTGTTTGATTTCGTGCCGGGAGAATATATTTTCACGACAGTTCCCGAAGGTGCAAAGAAGTTCATTTTCTCGGCACAGACGGGATTGGACGATATGGAAGCCATAGCCGTTGACAGCAGTGCAATAGAAGCCATAGAACCTGATTGGGTATTTCACAAGCAATGCCTTTGCGGTGTATATGGTGCATCCATAGACAACCTGAAGAGAATGAGGTCTATCAGTGGAGCGAAGACACGGACAGGAGATGGAACAAGTACAACTAATCTTGATTGGCTTTATGATGACGAGGGCAATGTCTCCAATACGTCTATACCAAGTTCCGAGTTTCACTATACGTGTGGAGATTTGATTAACCTGTGCCGAATGCGTGGAGCCGGTTTCCAGTCCATAGACTACGAAATGAGCAAAGACATAGCAAATCTCGGAATGGGGCTTGTCGGTGACCGTGACATACAAGCACGGTGCGGCTATGGTTGTGGTTCTCAATATACCACAGGAGCTAACAACCTTAACACCTACGGCAATATGACAAGACGTTATTCCGGCTCAAATATCGGAAACCTCATTTTTGGTTTGCAAAACTTTGTCGGTTGCAATTCTGAATGGGAAGATAACGTAGCCGTGAATGTCAGCAGCTTTGTGGAATTCAGGAAAAACAGGCTTAACGAGGTTGCGTCATTTCCAATTGATGCAAAATGGCACATATACGACCCCAAGACAAAGACCGAACGTGTTGTTCAGGGAATTACGGCCACGAACGGCTCGTGTGTTGCGAGAGTCAAATTCGGACGTTATGCAGACATTATACCATCACGTTGCACAGATGACACAAGTCTGTATAATAAAAATTACTCTGACGGACATTGGTATTCTGCTGGCCGTAGCCGTGTCCCGTTGCGGTCTGGCAGCTTTGCGAATACGAATGGCGGCTTCGTGTGTGCGAGTGCGCTTCACGCCGCTTCGTACTCGCTCACGAGCATCGGTTCTCGTCTGGCCTTCAGGGGCGAAATCGAGTTCGAAGAGTAGTTTAAGCGTCAAGCGAAAAAGCGTCAAGGGAAGAGCCGACTGCAAGGAGGCTGCTTCCCTTCCTTTTTCTCGCCTGTGGCGAGTCGAATTTGAAATTTTACCAATGTGCAATATGTTTATGTGACTTTTTTCGTTATTTCACATTAAACGTACTACCTTTGTAACCGTAACGTAACAGTTATAGGTAGAAAATCCCATAGCCGTGTCCCGTTGCGGTCTGGCAACAATGCGAATACGAATGGCGGCTTCGTGTATGCGAATGCGAATAACGCCGCTTCGAACTCGAACACGAACTACGGTGCGCGGCTGACATTAAGGACAAACGCGGCAATCAATGCCGTGACAACAATCGTCACCCTACAATGTCCGCGTGTCGGACGAAGCAAGAGACGAGGGATTTGAGCCTCGGCAACAGCGAAATATCGGAAAGCCGGAACATGACTAAGAGCCCTGAAGGCATGGAAATTGTTTATCCAATTGAAAATCTGCTCACAGAGATAGTATCAGACAATAATCTATACGAGAGTTTTGATTATGTTGTGAGCCATCTCGAATGTAAGGAGCAAAGAGCAAAATATAAACCTTTACGAACCGTAATTGTTGAGGCGTTAAAAAAAGACATTGGCAATGGTACATTTCGTATCACAATGTCCGATGTGAAAAACATACACGTTAAAGATGGCCCGAAAGAACGGGATTGTCAAGCCCCTAAAGTTATCAAACGAATTGGTTGTCACGCTATAATGGTTGTATTTGAAAAATATGCCTACCCATCTTTGATAACGAATACAGCGGCAAGTATAAAAGGCAGGGGTATGCACTGGCTACATCATATCATAGAAAAAGACATTGCCAATAATGGCGAGAATATGCAATACTTTTACAAATGTGACATCAAAGGTTTTTATGACAACATATCCCAAAAACTGATGATGGAAGATGTAAGGAAGTATGTATCAGACCCAATATTGTTGCCTATGCTTGACAGTTTCATAACGCTGCTTCCTTGCGGCCTATCAAAAGGGCTACGTTCATCACAGTGTTTTGCCAACATACACCTTTCCACACTTGACCACATTATGTGCGGCCAAGTCGGTTCTTATATGCTGGAAGGTGAACAAAGGTTCATGTATTACCGCTATTGCGACGATATAACCGTATTTGCGAAGACGAAAAAAGAGTTATGGAAATACAGGGATATAATCCATGCAGAGATGAAAAAACTGGGATTGACAATCAAACCCGACGAAGCTGTAAGACCGTTGGACTGCGGACTTGATTTTCTTGGTTTTATCAATTACGGCACCCACTCATTGATACGAAAAAGGACGAAACAGAACGCTGCGCGAAAATTAGCCAAAGTCAAATCAAGAAAACGCAGACAGGAAATCATAGGCTCATTCAAAGGGATGGCCTGCCATGCAGACTGCAAACATTTATTTTATAAACTCACACATCAACACATGAAGAAATTTTCAGAAATGGGCGTAACATATACGCCAGCCGACGGAAAGAAGAGGTTTCCGGGCAAAATGATGCGTCTAAGCGCATTGCAGAATAAAACGATAGAAGTGCATGACTATGAAACAGACGTAACGACCGGTCATGGCGACGGACGTTATATCGTATCTTTCCGAGACCCCAAAACGCAAGAATGGGGCAAGTTTTTCACCGCGTCAGAAGAAATGAAGTCCATCCTCGACCAAATCAGCGACATAGAGGACGGATTTCCATTTGAGACAATCATTGAGAGTGAAGTATTTGACGGCAACAAGGTGAAGTACAAATTCACGTAATGCCAATACACAGACGTATGAAAGACAAGGAGAGACTAAAAAAGCCCCTCCTTGTTTTTTATAGCATCATTGACACTTGCTTCTCAACTGCCGACCTGATAAACGCATTGATGGAGACACCCATCTTTTTGGCCAGTGCTGCCACCCTGCTGTGCATTTCAGGTGTAAGGCGTACATTCAGCGAACCTGAATAACTTTTGTGCGGTTCCATTCCCTCCTCCTTGCAATAAGCGAGATAGTCGTCCACAGCCTCATGGAAAGCGTCTGTAAGTTCCTTTACGCTTTCTCCCTCGAAATTCACCAATCCGTCTATGCCCTCTATCTTTCCGAAAAAAACATTGTCCTTTTCGCTGAAAGCCACAGAACCGATGTATCCTTTGTAAGTCAGTGTGTTCATATATCGTTCCTCCTATTTCAGTAATCCTGCTTCTGTCAATTCGTCAAGCACCTGCCTTAACGCATACGCCTTGACTATATTACCCGGATGAGGTTTGTGTAACATAATAGGACGGCCTGCGCCGTTCTTGTATATAACCCTCGAACCGGATGTTTTTCCCTTGTTCGACTTTACATACCCGAAGGTAGACAACAACCTCTCCAATTCATCAAATGTAAAATCGGAAGGCAGTCTTTTGAACCGTTCTATCAGTTTTTCTTTAGTTCCCATCCTGTCTTTATTTGAATGCAAAAGTAACTATTTTTTAGTTACAAAACAAGGAAAATCCGAGAAAAGTCTGAAAACGTTTTTGTTTAGACTCGTTCAGTCGTAAAAAGATAAACCGCAGACCAGTAGCGATATTGATAATTTTGCCAAAAAGCAAATTTTATGGATAAAAGATACGGCGCAAGCCAAAGAAATGATTGCCTGATGCGCATTGGTCGCAACAAGTGGGAACTGATATACGGCTATGGGAGTGACGGCAATACAGGGTGGAATTGGCGGCAACGTTTTTCATATAAGCCAACCTCCGATGAAATCAAGTCCATCGTTACGGAACAGATAAATGCCAATACGGAAGAGAAAATATGCAGCGGCTTTGAATGGAACGGCAAGAAAGTATGGTTATCTACCGAAAACCAGTTCAATTATAAGGCTGCGTATGACCTTGCAGTACAGACACAAGGGGTAAATCTTCCTGTTACATTCAAACTTGGAACGGACGTGGCTCCGGAGTATTATGAATTCACCACGGTGGAAGATTTAAGCGACTTCTACACGAAGGCATTAGCCTATATTCAGGAAGTGCTTTCAGAGGGATGGAAAGAAAAAGACACATTGGACATGAGTAAATTCGTTACAGATGAGTAATGGTTGCGGATGTGAGAAAGGCTTGCTTAAATACGTCAAACCGCCATACTCCAAGATGTTCTATGTGGCGTGCTGTATGCACGATGACGATTATGACCGTGGAGGAGGAAAAGCAAAACGCAAGGAAGCCGACCGTGCGCTGTTCGGGCATATAGTGGAAATAGCAGCGAAAAAGTGCAAAAATCCGTTCAAATTCACGTGGCTTGTGCTTATCGCTTTATTGTACTACGCCAGCGTAAGGATATTCGGCAGGTACTATTTCAATTACTGTTAAAATAGAATGACATGAAAAAAATCATTGAATGGCTCAAATCGAGCAACCGTTGGAAGCACGTTGCCGGTGGTATCATCATCGGTTTTGGAGCGGACGACAATTATTGCGCAGCCTACGCCGGTATAGGCGTAGCGGCGGCCTTGGAGCTTAAAGACAAGCTCTGGGGCGGCAAGTGGGACTGGATAGACTTCGGCTTGACTGTCGGGGGCGTAGTTGTCGGGCGCTTAATCAGAATTGCGATATGAGCGATGTGCAAGGAACATTGGAGGTTGCAAAAGGCATCTCCGATTATGGCATTATGATTATCATCTGTGCCGTATTCCTGATGTTATCGTCCGGGCTGATGATAGCCTGCTTCAAGTGGTTCAAGTCGGTAATATCAAACATTATGACCGACTACTCGGAAAAGCTGGCAAAGTTACAGGAAACGGCCAACAAGAATGGAGAAGCTATGATTGACATTGCCGAGGGGCTAATGCCCGAAACGCAGCTACGCATCAAGAACATATCGGGAGTATTCTTTGATTATGCGGTTGAAAAGGTATGCCGATTGATAAAGAAAGTGCGAGAAGAAAACCATATCGCAAACAAAGAGGCTACACAGACTAAAATCAGGACATTGTTGCGCAACCTTTATGAAGACAGAAATAGCAAGTTCGACAATTTTCGCTATCGGGGGAAGAAGCTATCAGAATATTGTAATCCTGAATGGATAGAATGGGTGGCAAAGGTGATGGAGGGCGAACTGTACCACGAGGACGGAGTGAACAACGGCAGGGCTTATACCAACGTCAAGGCGGTATATGACAATATAAAACTCGATTTTTATCATCGTATGACCAATCAAATTTGAAAGATATGATAGTATTGATAGACAACGGACACGGTTCAGACACCGCCGGAAAGCAGTCTCCTGACGGAAGATTGCGAGAGTACGCATACGCAAGAGAGATTGCAAAACGTCTTGAAAAGGCATTGCAAGAGATAGGGATAGAAGCAGTCCGCATTACGCCGGAGGAAAACGACATCTCGTTGAAAGAACGTTGCCAACGTGCGAACAAATATGGCGCGAAGGATGCCATCCTTGTATCCATTCACTGTAATGCCGCAGGTAATGGTGAATGGATGAGTGCAAGAGGTTGGGAATGTTACACAAGCCGTGGAAATACCAACGCAGACAAGCTCGCGGAACGTCTATACCAAGCTGCCAAAGAAAAAGGTTATAAGCTACGCACTGACACATCGGATGGTGACAGCGACAAGGAAGAGGGCTTCTATATTCTGAAACATACCGTTATGCCGGCTGTATTGACGGAAAACCTATTCCAGGACAACAAGGATGATGTGGAATACCTATTGTCGGAAGAAGGGAAAGCGGCCATTACAGACCTGCATGTAAAAGGAATTTCGACATACATTAAACTTGACTTGTGATGAGATGGTTGCTAATCATATTTGCAGCGGTCGTCATCATGGGCGGATGTTCGACGAGCAAACAGGCGGAGCATACACACAGCCGTAGCGACAGCGTCCGCATTGAAGTGCGCAACGAGACAATATATGTAAAGGATACAGCTTACATTGAAATCCCCGCACAAAAAGCGGAACGCATAACAAAAGATACAATTAGCAACTTGGAGAATGACTATGCCGTGTCGGACGCATGGATTACCTCGGAAGGAATGCTGCACCACACCTTGGAGACAAAGCCACAGACAAAACCCTACGAGTTTGACAAGCCCATTATCCGCAACGACAGTACCTATAAGGAAAGCAGTCATTCAGACAACACTCAAACTGTAACAGTGGAAGTGGAACGAAAACTGACATGGTGGCAACAGACGCAAATGTACGGATTTTGGGTACTTATGGCACTTGCTTCCATTGGGCTGATATGGAAATACCGCTCATTGATAACAACGGCATTGCGCAAACTGATATAGGAGGAAACAGCATGGAACATACATTGAGCGTAAACAAAGATGATGTGTATAATGAAGTGGCAAAGACCACCTCATATACAGGTGCGAAAATGGATGACGAAACGGCATACGACAGGATATTCACGACCGATGAGGACAAAACCATGTTGGAGAGGTTTTGGAATGAGAGCAAGAATACCATCTGCGACAGCATGAAAAAGTTTCTCACAGACGAAAAGGAAACAGACGGCACGTACACTATCACTTTGAACTTGTCGGCTTCGTTTGATGAAAGCCTGTTGGGTAGCATGGAACGCAGCCTTTTCAGCTTCTTTGTGATGAACATCACGGCGAAATGGTACACGCTTGCCAACAAGACGGAAACGACCGACTACGCATCGGCGGCAGCCACCAACATGGAGGACATCATGCGTAAGGCATTCTTCAAGAAGAAGCCGAAACGACCGACGTACAACTGAAAAATAAGAACTAAAAAGATACAATTATGGCTGAAAACAAAAAAACACTCACCGTAACCCAAGAAGTGAAGGAGCTAATGTTTGACATCATGAACAAGACATACCTGACCGGACAGGCACGTGAAGCAGGAGGAATGGACTATAAGGCAAGCTCGAACATGCAAGCCTCGGAGGACAACGATAACAGCTATCAGTTGCGCCGAAGCCTTGCCAATGCTTTCTCAAACTTGAAAAGCCTGTTGGGTGAATATTTGGACGAGGACAAAAGCACATCGAACAACGTCATCCCGAAAGAGATTGATAATGACGGGCAACTGACGTTGGCATTCAAACTGCCCTCAAACTACAATAACGCCTCGGCGGACAGCTTGGGCAACGGTATACACGCCTACTTGGTAGATATGGCACTGTATGAGTGGTTCACCATCACCAACAAGGCAGACGCACAAGACTACCTGACACACTCGACGGCAAGCCTTGAAATCGTACAACGCGCCTTGTACAAGAGAAGCCGCCCGACAAGACCTACATACAACTAAGCCTATGAGGTATCCGTATGACATGATGTGCTGCGGCCCGGAAAAAGGAACAAAGAACGTAACCATGACGTTCAAGCGAGCCGAGCTTATCTATGACGCGAGTAACTACTCGTTCGTGGAGGCTGACATTCTGCCCGAAGGTGACGAGTGCCGCCGGCATCAAGTGTTCGACATCGGGCAAGACGGCAATGTGGACCGGATAACAAGAGTGCTGAACATGGCACACGCCGAATGCGTGGAAATGCTCTATCCATACACCAAAGAAGAAATACCCGACGAACAGGAAGCACTGGACGACGTGCTGACAGAGCCGGAGATGTACGAAATCAAGCTGACGCTGCCTGAAGGATTTTCCCTGACGACACTGCGTATGCTGGAACACTTGATACACGAATACCTTGTGTGCAGGGTGCTGGCCGACTGGATGAGCATCACCAACCCGGAAAGTGAAGCCACATGGGAGAAAAAGTTTACCACGCTGCGCAACAAGATAAGGACATCGCTTGTTTCGAGGAAAGGGAAAGTAAGACGGAAGTTAAAGCCATTCTGACGAATAAGCAAGAGCCGAGGTGCATCACGCATCCCGGCTCTTTTCATCATACAATCTTAAACCTTAAAACTAACTAACACTAAATACTTTATCTTGGCTTATTGGTAAGACGCGGCGTGAACTGAACCGTGCAGCCGTCGATGCACTCCGCCTTGTCGAGCTGACAGATGAGCGCAAGGCGGAAGTATTTGTACGGCGAGCCACAGAAACCACGCAGATACTTGTCTGTGCTGCTCCAAACGATGTGCCAGTTGAACAGGTCGCGCGAACCGTAAAGGATTTGTGACACGTGCCCGGCCTGAAAATATCCACGCTGGATGACGGTATCTATTGTTTTCAACACATCGGGATAGCCGAGCTTGAAAGGACGGGTAACAACAAGAGCCGTTATGCCGGTAGCATCTGACAGCGAGAAATTGGCCAACGTATTATCGTTCAGCATTGCCAGTGCGTCAGGGTATGAATTGACGTTATCGGCAATGTTGCTGTGTATCATGCCCCACAACTTTGATTTTAGAGAATAGACATAGGCATAACTAACAGACGTATTGTAAACGATGATACGCTGATTAGTATAGTCGTATATCATCTTGCAAGCCGTAAGGAAATCGCGGAACGGCAGAAGCGAGGAGTTTTCGAGTGTGATTTGCTCATCCTCACCGGCACACTCGTTAAACAGGCTGACGAGTTTGTCCGCTTTCGGTAAATCGGATATGGCAAACAAATCACGGCTATTAATGCTGTCGGACAGGCAGACCGCTTCCGAGCCGCTAATGAGCATTATGCCACGGTCGGTAGCGAAAAGCACCGCACTGTCAATCTGCGTTATGCTGTCAGGGTTGATACAGACATCACGGGTAATTGGCTGTTTGGCAGAATATGTGCCAGTACTGGAAACCTCCAATGCCCAAACGCCATCAGTTGAGAAAGCATACAGAGGGAACTGGCCGAACTGCCCCTGCGAAAGAGCCTTTGCAGCCGAACAAATACCAAGAATGGTGCCGGTGCCAATGGTATTGATACCCAACACAGGGAAATAAAAAGGATTGTTGACTTCGGACGTATAGATTTTGTTAGGCACGTCAATGGTCCGTTCATCAACCGACGACACCGTAGGCACACTACTTGCCTGATTGCCACTTACATTCAATCCATCCCATCCACCAAAGTAATATGTACCGTTCAGTGTCGGATGCGGTTCAAGCAAGACTTCGTAATAAGAAGTAAAATAATAATTAACACCAACGATTGCCTTATAAGCATTGACATTCGGATAATATAGCCAAAGAAACGGAGTGTCAACGCCAAACATACCAGCATCGCCACGTACAACGATATCGCGTCCGTCCTGTTTAATAAAATAGAACACTTGAACGGAAGCCTTATAATCCACATATGTCGGGTCATCAACATCAGAATACTTATGCACATTACCGTCCGTGAATTGGAACAGGCAAGAAGAATTAAAGCCGTTAAACAGCTGCTTTCTCAAATTGGCAATGTTGAAACGTGAATTGTAGTTATAAGAATATTTTGGAATAAGCTTATCATGGCTGTCATAATCATCCGTCATCACCTCACGTGTTACAAGGGATTGCAGGTATTCCTTATTAACAGGGATGATGGTACGTTCAGTCTTCAGGTCAGCAACATTTATAGACTTCAAAAAATAAAAAAGCTGATTGTCCGTAATATCCCCTTTTATTGCATCGCCATCACGTTGAGGCAACATCAAACGCCAAGTGGGGGCGGTGAAATTAGTCGGGTCGAAAGTCATTGCATACAATTCGCCAAACCGAGACTTCTGATAACGTAATGGATAAACGCTTTGGTCGGCAGCCTGATTGACGTGTTTGCAAATTGCATAACAATCGGAATAGTCCGTATAGACAAACCTCGTACATTGTCCGCTCTGATTGTATGTGTAAATCGGTGCGGAAACGAAAACATCAACGGACTTAATAATATCGTTCCAATTTTTCAACTCGTCGAGGCACGCTGAATTCATTACTGCATAATCAAGTTGGTGAAACATACCTGCAAGAATGAGTTTCGCCTGATTAATTTGCGTAGATGTGTTGTTGCCATGCAGGTTTGTGCAGAAGCACTGCGGTGCAAGGTCAGACGAACAAACCATCAACACCGGTGCAGAATGCATGGTAAGCGTACCATCATAAAGGCGATAGGCATAGCGCACAAAGAATGGGAACATAAACTTTCCGACGTTCGTGGAATTGTCTGCAATGAACTTGTTGACCTTAGCCAATACTTGGTCGGTGATTTTTGTCTTGTTTTCGTCTGTAAAATCTTTCCACACATCACCATCAAAGAAGTCTATGTTATTGAAATTGATAGTGAACTCATCATCGCGTATCATTTCACCTTGTAGCCCAAAGGATATGACACATTCAGGCATGTGCGTTCCGAGATACAGATAGCCCTCGGAAAATCCTTTCCAGAGCATATAATGTATTCCTCCATCGGTAAGCACCATGAGCGTATTGCCCACCGAATTAAATCCGTAGATAACAGTAGAAGCAGAGAACGCATAAAGGTGTTGCAGGAACTGTGAACCACTTGTATCACCATCTGTGAAAAAAGTTTCATTTGTAGATGTATCAAGCACTATATAATACTTGAACGTTGAAGTCTGATGAATGAACACCACCTTCCGGTTGTCACCAAGAAAGAACAACACTTTAGGCGGAAGCACAGGCTTCAACGCTCCGTCCTCCGGCACCAATCCAATAGCCGTTGCAAGCTCGCCGTCCGCAGACTCATAGTCTGACGGATTAGCAGTAAATCCGTTATATTTTATCTCTTGTATCATCGTTCAGTATATGTCTGTAAATTATCGGTAATACCATGCCAATGGCAGGCAGTGATGTGGGCGAGCCAACACCAAGTTCTACCTTGCCAAGATGCGAGCCGCTTGTCCTGATGATGTACCGGCACAGCTTTTGCGACCATGCCCGGAAATGTCGGCTGTTAGGATGCGTTGGAAAGCATGAGGCTTCATGCCGTCCGACTGTGGGTGCGTGGAACTTGACATACAGGTATAGTTCACCGTCGCCATCCAGCAAGTCTATCACATCCCCACGTTGTAGGGCAAGCACCTTTGACACATGCGCCGAAATGTCAATGCGTCCGTCAGAGCGAAAGGTTATGTCCGTCTTTCGCGTGTTTCCGAGTATGCTTTGCATAGGCGAATGATTTTATGTGTCGGCAAATCGAGTTGGTAATAGGTCTTGCCCTGTGGCGTCTTCTGAACAGAAACGGACAGTTTGACAGAGCGGAGTGCGGGCAATCCATATTCAAAGAAGATGCGCCCGACTGAAGGGCACAGTGTTTCAAATCCGATACATTGGTATTTACTGTTGTACTGAATTTGGCAAAGTTGTGTAGGCTCGGAAATGTCGGGGTTGAGCATAAATCCAAACGTATTATGGTGAGGTATGCGGAACACAAATACCGATGGCGAGCCGTCAAGTTCCTGTCGCTCCGCATCTTTCTTCATGTGGAAGAAAAGACTCTTAGAGAGGGTCACGGAGTTGTCAGACGGGTCGGCTATTACGTAGTAGCGAAGCGAACGCCATTTGTTTATGAGTTTTGTAAATATCATACGCGAAAATAGCCTTTTATGCCATAACTGACGGTTTATGTTTTAACCCACCTCGCGAATAATCCTTTCGTGAGCGGAAAGAAATTGTTTCGATGTAGCGGAAAGAAAGAGTCGTCATCAGCGTATCGCGATGTTTGTCCGCTTCTTCTTTTGACAGGAAAATGTATGAACAGATCTCCATTTTATACGTACCTTTTGTACCTACGATGTTGGCGTAATACTTCCGCCCGAAAAGAAAGGCGATGATTTCCTTTAATACTGTTGTCTGCATGGTTATTTTATTTTTAAGTTATCGATTTCAATAAGCATATTCTTGGTATAATAATCGCAAGTGCAATTTATCTTACGCTTGTTTTTGCCTATAATCGTTTCGCATTGATACTTGCACTCCTTGAAGTCTTTGACATGGAAAGGGCAGTCATCGGGAGGTGTAACATCTGTATTCGGAATGCGGTCCAGCGAATAGAATGTTTCTTTGTTGTAGATGATGGCCGCTTCGTGTTCAAGACGGCAACCTTTCGATGTGCGCCAACCGTCAAGGAATAATACCGCATCACAACAGAGTAGTGCTTCTATGTCGTTACCCATGTGTTCGGCGTATGTTGCGTCAGGGTCGGGCGACACGTCGAGCGGCGATACCGGCGTGTGCCCTTTGGCTTGGATTACGCCGGAGGCGTAAATGCAATTGGCCTCGACCTCTTCTATGTCATGGCCGGTTATTGGTAGGCTGATGTATATTTTCATCGTACAGAATGGCTATTTACAAGTTCAAAATCATATACGAATACATACGGATTTTCTTGCCATACGTCCTTTCTGCTCACCTTATTTATGAGGTGAGCAAAGGCTTCACGAAGTGAATTGAAGTGTGATTTTCCATCGTCAAATGTATATCCATCGGGAGGAAATTTACAATCTACATAATAGAATGTTTGTATTCCCTCTTTCATGCAATCCTCGTCCGAAATGTCTTGGAGACGCTCTACACGAACATCTGTTATGCGGATTTGGTGTGGCATTAAGTCTGCCCGAACGAACATCTTGTTGTTCCATCCTGATGTTCCCTCATATAACTTCATGCTTACCCAGTCAATTGGGTTAATAGCATCTTTATAACTTTGCGCCACCGCAACTACTTCGCCAACTCGAAAAGGCAGTTTCATTGTGATAAGACTTTCCCCTCCGTTTGCTATAATTTGCACTTCATCACCAAGAACGCCAGCACTCTCTATTTCATCTGATGGGAAAAGCGGCTTTCCTTTCATTATTCGCCTTGTCTGCGTCTTTCTACCATCAAGCACAGCCATTGTCAGGCCGAACTTATCATTGAACATTATCTTTTTCATTGCCAATCCATTTTAAGAAGTTATTGTTTATCCGGCACCAATAGGCATTTCCCTCGCGAGTATCATGCCATACAAACGCGCAGGAAATCACGTTTTCGGCAGATGTCTTTTTGAGGTAGGTGGAAAGCGTCATGCGATGACGCACACCACGGTTGTAGTTATTTGTAAACTTATCGTACAACCTTTGTCCTTTGAGCCAATCGGTTATCTGTTCAGGTGTTTTCATTCCAGCGTACATTTGAATTGAGTACATTCGGTAAGGTCTTTCTTGTCGGTTGAAACGATGATTGTCTTGCCGACAATGAAATTCACTTCCATGCGGTAGATGTTATTGTCCCGGATGAAGCGATCAGCCAGTTTGCAGACCAGCCGTCTAAATTCTTCATACGAAAGCTGTTTATTATCTTGTTCTGCCATAATCAGAATAGTTTGGGTTCGTTCCTCTCGCGGAGGATATTGTTCACACGGGTTATCTCGTCATCGACACGCTTTTCAAGAGCCTTGCTTTCGCGGAGGACTGATTGTGAGCGTGTGCGGAAATACTCTTTCTGCTTGTCGCGCATGGTGGATACGAGATTGAAAAATGCTTTGTGGTCCATAGTTATTCTTCGTTATAGTCGTCAAATCTGTTACCACCTGCCACAATGAAAATGCAGGCAATATCTACGGCAATAGCCAATGCCAATAGGCACATCATTGTGAGCCTCCTTTCTTTTCGGGAAGCAAATCGACAATGTATGCCCATCTAATAATGCCCTTTTTATCTGCATAATACCTCCAATCGAAACAATCATTACACAAATAATCAAAATCACAATTATCATAGCCTAAATCTACTAAGAGTTTTCTACCAATTTTAGGTTTTTCGCTTATATTATGCCACACGGAGTTGATGCGCCACTGTGCGCCATCAACAAAACCACTCTCGAAACCTATTCTCTTACCTGATAAATAATCGTCGTCCGAACTTACCTTGTCTAAATACAACGGCAAATGTTTTATTGCTTCTTTTTCAATCTGTTTTCTATTCATAATCAAAATACAATGTTAAAATGTTGATTTTTCAATGTTGGCCGTTTGCTGACAACGAAATCGTGTAATTTGTTCTCACTAAGGGGGAATAACGGACAGTATTTGTAACACAAAGTGCAGACAAAACGGCCGTTCAACATTACGTCAAAGATTAAATTCTTCATTGTGTGCCTCCTTACTCCAAGAGTTTATGATATTGGTTATCGTTCAGGCTCTCTTGCATAAACAAGATTTTGACAAGCCGTTCTTTTTCCTCTGCCGTCAATTCCCTGTTATCATCGGAATCAATATCACCATATAGGTGATGTTTCCGACAATAGGCAAGTAGGATATTCTGTTTCATGTCCTCCAAATCTTTATTGAAATTAGCTTTGTGCCATTCAAAAAGGCTCACGAGTTCCGCATATTGTATGGCTGTCATTTCTACCGCTATACGACTTCTTGATACTTGTTTATAAGACATCCGGCTTGCATTGGCAACCTTGTAATAGCATTGCGCAAACAAATCGACTTGAGTCTTATTCCGGCCAACGTCAAAGAAGTAATATTTCACTTGGTTTTCATCCAATAACTCATTGATGGATATGCCGTATTCATTACAGAGTTTTTCAAGCAATCTCCGGGCATTCTCGGCTTCTCCCTGCACTCCTCGTTCAGCGAGTGCCAACAGTTTTTTGAGCTTTGCTTTTATGCTTTCATACTCTTTTTCCATTTTGTCGTCAGTTTTTTGATTATACGATTTAATTCGGCGTTCTCTTTTTCGAGTTCTTTAATCTCTTTTCGGAGAGCCTTTACAGTCTCGTTATACTCCTTGCGTTCAAATTGACGTTCGGTAAGTTCGTTGCGGCAGGTGCAGTCCAGAATATCGCCGGACACAGCAACGGCCATACACCCCGGTATCAATACTTTCAAACCGTCCTCGGTGTAGATGTAGTGGCACCTCATCTTTTAATCGTTCGAAACGAGGCTTCGTTGCCAAAGTCAATGATTTTCATCATTTCGCGAAAACGGTCGGCAAAACGCTCGTCGTAATACTCCCGTATCTCGTCGGCGGCAAGGTTGCTTGTGGCCATTGTGCAGAACTGTTCCTCGTAGCGATAGGAAATCATGTCCATTGCCGTATTGACGTAATCACCATAATTAAGGCTTTCACGTGGCTCGGTGCCGAGGTCGTCGATGCACAGCACCTCCACATCGCGCAGCCGCTTGTAACGGCCTACATCGGCCATGTTGTCGCGCGTGCGGTTGTTGTAAGCCTTTGCCAGCAATACCAACTCTTTTGCCGTAATAATCTCAAAGCCGAAAAGCGGCCAACGGTCGTCCTGTGAGGTATATCCCTCATCGGAATGCAGCAAGTTGTAGAGTGACTTCATGGCCTTTACAAGTGTGGTCTTGCCATTGCCACGGTTGCCGCAGAGGAACAGTCCGAAAGTGGTATCTGTACCCGTGAGCCACCGCGCTACATCGGCTATATGGCACAGATAATAGTCGGAGGCCACAAACTCACGGTGGCGCAAAGCCACTTCTGCCCGGCAAGCGGCCAGCAGGAGATTGTACATCTGCTGTTTTGAGTATGGAAACCTAAAACGTTCCACCATACGTTTTCTCTTCATCAGCGTGGAGAAGATTTCCTCGACGTTTATTTCTTTGTTCTGTCCGAATTGTAACATCTTCGTTTTGTTTTTTACCGGCTACGATGCGCAGCCAGTTGTTGAAATGTTGTTTTGCATCGGAAAGGCTGTCGTGCCTTTCTTTTCCATCGGAAGCGCAATGCAACCTGAACTCGTCAAGTCTTATGCAAAGTTCCTCCACATCCATGTGGTGCAGCACTTGCAGCTGGTCAAGCCAAGCTGTTTCATTCTTCAATGCCGCGATTTCCTCGTCAAGCGTGAGCGTATAAGGCTGATAAGGTGCCAACGGGAGGTCTTTCGACTTTTTGGCAGCTGTCCGCTTTTTTGCCGTTCCTTTCCGTGAGGTTTCTGCCGACGGCTTATCGGTGCCGGTGTCATCCGTGATAAGATTATAGACCGTAACGGTTGCCACGCGCTTGCAAAGACGGTTGATATTCATATATCTCACCTGTATTCCTTTCGATGTCAACACACCTTCGGCCTTGTACAGTTCCTTAGCAAACAACCCGATGTTCAGGCAGCACGTGATGACCTCGCGTATATACGCCTCATCATACCCGGTCTGTTCCGAGATTATGAAGGGCAGCTCTTCATCCCACCTGATGTAGTACCCATCCTTGTAGATAAGACATAGCAGGAGAGCATATACGGTAATGGCCTTGCCACCTTGATACTTGATTAGTTTCCTAATGCGCAAGTCCTGAAAGAAATCTATATCGAAAGGGAAATATCCCAAACCTTGCTTTGCGGTACGTGCCATATTCATTTACTGTCATTTAGGTAGCAGCGCACCTCCCGAATAAAATCGTCGAGGGAACGGCAGACTACATATTTGTATTCATCTTTATCGCAGATAACCGACTGCCACCAACGCTGATGTTCGCTTTGCCTACCTTTGGGCGTTTTCATCTCGATAAGCAACGCACCATACTGATGCGTACTTTTGAGCAGGATGAGGTCGGACACCCCGGCCACCACGCCCTCGGCTTTGAGCTTCGCGCCTGTTACAGCGTCGCGCCGTCCGCCGTTCGGTACGGCGAAAAGCCGCCCTCGAAGATGAGGATATTGGAGGTTGAACCACCTCACACAGACCTCTTGCAACCTGTGTTCTTCATCGGAGGGAGCTTTCCGCCGTGGATTGTCACCAGCCTTGGCAAGCATTTCATCAAGCGTCATCTTGGACTTTCTCATGATCATGCGTCTTGTCAATCACAACATCTTTGCAGCCAGTTGCACTGATAGTAACTTTCTGTCCGTCAGGAATGCTGTCAATGAACCGTTTGGCGGCATGCCGGCAGCTTGGAGAGCTTGCAACAGCTTCGGTTGCTTCATGAATAACTTTATCTTTGTAAGTCTGTGCTTTCTTGTGAGGAGCATTAGGAGTGTATTTGAATACATCCATGATTTTTGTTTCCTGCACAGCCTCGCAGTTCCAATCAACCATTGAGTCTTTCATAAACTCGTTGGTCATTGCACGTGCGTTGTCGATGTCCTTTGCCTGAACAAGCAGATATTTCGGAGCTTTCTTTTCCTTGCCTGTCTTTTCATCGAGCGTGATGTAGTTTACCTTGACACGATACCACTTGTCGCCCTGCGCATTTTCTACCAGTTCCGAATAGTTTGTTATCTTCTCGGACACCACATCGAACTCACCGCTGATGAAACAGGACATTTCGCCTATGATACGGCTTTCGGCCTCGGTAAACGAGAGCGCATCTACGATATACAGCTCCGTTACTTTCTTCTGCATCCCATTTTCTAATGTTTTCTCGTAGCGGATGCCACATTCAAAGAGTTTCATGCGTTGAAGTTTTTAGGTTTGTTTTCGGCATATTGTATTCTCGCATCAAGGACAGCAAGGTATTTGCGCATCAAGTCGAGCTGCGTTTCAAAAGCCTGTTGTTCCTCCGGCCAAAGCAGTTCCTTAAACTTGGAAGAATAATAGAAATCCTGTGCCTTGTTGTAGCGTAAGGAAAGGTCGTCACGCTCAATGTGTAGGCGGTCAAGGAAAGTGTCGGCTACGCGGTAGGCTTTCTCGAAAGCGGCAGCAGGTGACCAGCTTTCGTAACCATCCTGATACTTCACATGATAGCCGGCGCATTGTGCCTGCTCCGTGTTAGGAACTCGGCCAGCTTGCAGTAATCCTTTCGTGTAGGCATCGCCAATTGTCATAGGCTCGGCCTCAATCTGTTTTGTTCCGATGTACGTTTTCATTTGTTCAATGCGTTTTTAAGTTCTTCACTCACTTTGAATTTTACCGTGCGGTGAGCCGGAACGACGCACTCGGCACCAGTGGCCACGATGCGTGCCTTTCTCTCACCTACGTTGCGGACAGTGAACGTGCCGAAGCCACGGAGGTAAACATTCTTGCCGGAGACAAGAGCCTGCGATATGACTTGCATAGCTCCCTCAACCGCTTTCTTTGACTCGGAGCGACGTAACCCTGTACGTTCCGAGATTTGCTCAATGAGTTGTTGTTTGGTCATTTTCTTCATCTTTTATGAGTTTTCTGTTTAACTTTTCAATCAATCTTCTTATCACCCATGCCCGGCATACATAGCGTTGGCCACGATGGGTGTCGTATAACTTGGCCGCGTCATCCAAATAGCGGATGATGTTGCGAATATCCGTCTTGCATACTTCCATAGGCTTAACCGTCAGAAAAGTTAAGAAATGAAGCTACAAGCTCGTCAAAATACATCTCGTCGGTGGGGATGTCATCGTCACTGTTCATGATTTCAGCAGCGATAGATTTCTTCTTGTGAATGAGCGAGTAGATGGTTTGGTCTATCGTACCACGGCCAAGGAGATAGTAGCACGTCACGTTGTCCTTTTGCCCGATGCGGTGCGCACGGTCCTCACACTGGCAGCAGTCGGCATAAGTCCATGCGAGTTCGACAAAAGCCACATTGGACGAAGCGGTAAGCGTGAGACCTACACCGGCTGCCTTGATGGAGCAGACGATGAGTTGCACATCGGGGTTGTTCTGAAAGCTGTCCACAGCTGCCTGTTTGAAGGCCGCACTATCGCGCCCCGTAACGGTAACCGCACGTGGGAATGCCTTGCACAGCGCATCAACCACCTCGTGGAGCGAACAAAAGACAATGAGCTTCTTTCCGCTGTCAAGGAATGTGCGTATGAAATCCACAGCCTGTGCCACCTTGCCCAGCGTAGCAAGCTGGCGCAGCGTCATGAAGCGCACGAGAGCTTCCATGCGCATTTTGCGGCGTATCTCCCAATCGGTACACTCGGTATATTGCCGCAGGTATTCGGCAAGGTCGGCGGCGGCAAGGTTGTATTCGGGCGCATTGCTGATGTCAACATAGAGGTCAACGCGCGTCTTGTCGGGCAGTTGTGGCAGTACCTTGGCTTTCTCGCGACGTATCATGCAGTTGGCATACAACTGGTTGCTCAACACCGAGAGCGGCACGGCCGGTTCCGCCTTTTTGTCCTTGGGGTCGGTGCAATAGTCGGCCATGAACTTGGTGCGTCCGCCGAACTCCTGCAACCTGCCCATGATGGAGAGTTGCGCCACCAAATCCTCCGGGCGGTTAACCACAGGCGTACCCGATAGGAGGATAATCCATTCCTTGCCTGTCGTAATCCCCTTGGTGAAGATTGTCTGTTGTGCCGATGGGTCTTTCACACGGTGGCTCTCGTCAATGATGACGCTACGGAACATCCTAATCTGCGGACAGAACACCACATCCTTCAGGCGGAACGATTTACCGCCTTTTATATCCCACACGAAATACTTGCGCAGACTTTCGTAGTTCACAATGGCAACATGGTGCATACCCATTTTGAGTAGGTAGGGCCATGTGGTGCGTACAGAATTGTCGAGTACCAATGCTGACTTGTCTGTGAACTTTTCGAACTCCCTCTGCCAGTTTATCTTCAATGAAGATGGGCAGATAACGAGGCAAGGATAGGCGTTTGCCGTATCGACGATACCGATGCTCTGTAAGGTTTTGCCAAGCCCCGGCTCGTCGCCAATAATGAGGCGTTTCTTGTCAAGTCCGTATGCAATTCCCTCGCGCTGGTAGGGATAAGGCTCAACACGCAGGTGGTGTCTTAGTTCTTTTTGCATGGCTTATACCTCCATCCGTTAAGTTCGTAAACACGCTTGCGGGCTTCCTCTCTGTTATAGTAAAAAGGCTCGCCGGGGAGCGGAGAAGCCGATGATGTCGTTTCTCCCACATAATCGTAGCGATAGATGCGGAAAGCACGTCCACGAGGCGCGTAATAGCATTGTCCTACTTTTGGTTTCATAATACTGTCACTTAAAATGTTCAACTTCGGCCAACAAGTCCTCGCGCTCAAGTCCTCGTATATACTTGTCAAGCACGAGATTTACGCTGCCGTTATAGAACCGCTCAAACTCTTCTTCATCCATTGCCGCGAACGATATGCTGCGATACTCAATCTCACGCTCGCCAAGCTCGTTGACAGACGACGTGAAATAACCGAGGTCGCGCTTGAAACGGCGCAGCATATCGTCCACACTGCGTATGTTCCACCGCTCAACGAGCGGAAGGGGTAGGTTGTCGTAGGTCAGCCTGACGAGCGCAAAGAATTTCTTGTGAAACTCGTAGTTGCGTGGTTGACTGATGCGACAACGGACTGTGGAGCCGACACGCAGACGCTGCTTCAAGTCGTGGTCGCTGTCGTAGAGCGGCACAAGACCGTAAGGAGTTACGCGGCAATAGATGTCCATATCACGCTTACTCTATGTTGGATGAGGCCACGGCGAAAGCCACAAAAGCTATTTTTACAGACGTTCCGTCAGAGCCAAGTTTATCAAAGTCCATAGCTATGGGAGCTTCCGTTAACGTCTGCCAACGTTCATCTGTCAGTTTTTCTCCTAACAACATCATTGTTGCGGCTACATCGTCCCGGTCGAACTCAACCACAAGACGCATTTTTTTATTTTCTTCCATTTGTTTATCTGATTTATTAGTTATTACTGTTCTGCGCAGGAGTGAGAAGCCACCACTGAAACGCCAGTTCCTCGTACTTTTCCCGGCCACGGTTATATATTTCATCACCACGGTTGATGAACTTCTTGAACACCTTGCAGTTCTTCTTTGATATGGCATAGATGAAGTCACGGTCAGAGTGTGCGATGTCCATGTACCATGCCCGGCTTCTATCCCAATCGAAGAAGTCAACCGCCTCGTCGAACTCCTGCTGCGAACTGGCAAAAGTGGTTTTCAGGTCGCCACCGAAGCAGAATGCGGACAGATACCAATCCCACTTGCAGCGAGTATCGAGGCAAAAGGGGTATTCGCAATATGTGAATTCTTGACCGTGGTTCACCATGAAGCGTTGCGTGTCCGCCAGCTCCAGCACCTTGGCGAGAAACGGGTCGTGCCGTGCTTCCATGCGGAGCGAGCGTTGCATTTCTTTGGCATGAAGAAACTCGTCGTCGGTGTATTGCACATCATCCACGGTATAGTGGTAATAATCGACCCGTGCCGGCTCGGTGATGATTGCATCCACCAACGTGCCGAAACGGAATGCCGCCTCGCGGTCGCCGAATTGTGGGCGAGGATGGAGGATGTCGCGCAAAGCCGTGAGGTCGGAGTTGGAGACCTCCGTGCGGTTATAGTATTCATCGGGGTTATGATTAGCCATGATTACTTTGCCTTAACTTCGTCCACGTATTCCACACTCTCGTCATTCACGAATATGTCCTCTTTATTGGCCAGTTTCTCGCAGAACGTGATTTGTTTCTTAAACATCTTGGAAAGTTCCTCAACAGAGAGCGTGCAGCCCTCCTTGCTCCACCACAGAGCGATAACGGGCATTATGCCTTCGGGATTGAGTAGGTTGATTTTCTTGGTTACTTTTGTCTTTGCCTGGTAACCGGCCATAGTAGCCTGAGCGTTGAACAGTGAGGATATTTCCGCAGCACCACGCTCCATTTCGGCCTTACGCTTTTCCTCCGCCTCGCGTGCGGCACGTTCTTTCTCCATACGTTCGGCCTCGGCTTTCTGCCGTGCCTCCATTTCGGCCTTGATGCGTGCCGCTTCTTCTGCGTTGGCCTTAGCCATGCGTTCAAGGTTGGCTTTCTTGGAGGGAAGCCGGTCTATGGTGTAGTTGATGGTATCGCCCACTTCGGCAACATACTGGTCATTGAATTGCTTGTAGAGCATGTGTTTAAGTTCGTTTTCAACATCAGCCACCTTAACACCGAGAGGAATGCGTAGCGAAGTGTGCAGGCCACCCATCCATTCAGCAGAAAGTCCTTTGTCCGCTTCCGCCTTTATGTTGCGGAGCGCAAGCAGTGAAACGTCGTAGTTTTCGAGGGTTACGTCATTGTCTATCTGTGTAATCTGATTGAGCGTCGTATTCACATAGTCTTGGAACTTGCGTTTGAAGTCATCCTCCACGTCCATGCGGAACTTTCGTGCGGCCTCTTCCGCCTGACGGCGTGCCATTTCTTCGCGCTGCCGCTTTTCCTCCTCGGCACGCTTCTTTGCGGCATACTGGTTACGCAGTTGCTGGAGCTGGTAACCGATAGTGCCCGATTTAGCAGGGTCTATTTCATTTTCTATGACGGTGAATGCCGTGCGTACTTGGTCAAACAGCTTGGTGACAGGTGAACGGCGTTCGTTCATGGCTTTCACCGTGCGCCGTGCCTTTTCGATGAATGTTGCCGCCTGACGGTCGAGGTCGTCATTCATACCCTGTTGCTGTATGGTGTGGAGTATGTTTTGTCCGAAATTCACGCAGTTGTCGCGCGACTGCCGGTTGAGTTCGTATGATTGAGGAGCGGCCATCATTATCTCCTTCATGTTTTCAGGCCGCATAATTGCCAATTCGTTATTGTTCATATTGCTTTCTTGTTGTTGCGGAGCGCATAATATTGTGTCCGCATAGTGAATGTATCTTTGTAACTTGTCGCAGTACAGCCCGTTGATACCGTAGTGGCTCGTTGGGCATCTTGTGCATAGCTTGGGAGGCATGGTTTAGAAAGTATCATCATTGTTTCCTCCGGCCGCCGGGTCTATCGTGACACCTTCCGAAAGGTCGGGCGTAGGTGCGAAAGACTGTTCTGTCTTTGATGCAGGAGCTTCCGCATTATCTGCCATTCCTCCGTATGGGTCGAAGCTGGTTTCGGTTTGATTGTCATTGCCAATAACTTCACTTTCGAGCTGGGTGCCTTTGCCGATGGGTATTTTGGGGTATGTATTGAAAGCGTGCTTGATACACTTGGCTTTGAGGAAGCCTGTGTCTATCTGACCGTTGGCGGAGGAATAGAGCTGATTGGGATTCTCAACGTATCTGCGCGCCTCGTTATCCCAATACCTGTTGGCCTTGCCCGAGTAGTCGGACAGGCGCTTCCAGTCGCTCTCGGTCATTACGGAATAGTCCATCGAGCCATCGCAGCGCGTAATCTTCAGGAAACAGGCGATGATGCGGTCTGACTGCCTTGGTATCTTGCAACAGTAGTTTACGTACTTGCGTCCGTCTTTCTCTCCGAACGAGAACTCATCGCCCTCATAGACAATCACGGGGTTGTCTGCATACTGTATCTGCCCGGCCTTGGCACGGAGCACCAGCTCGCCATATCCTGATATGGTTAGGTTGCAGCGCAACTCGTAGAGGTTTTGCCCCTGTGCGTTCTTGCCGGTGCAATAGCTTCTCGGCAAGAGGTAGCACAAAGCCTGTGCGCCCGGTTCCAGTGTGAGGCCGCGCACTGCAAGGTCGATGAAAGCGATGAACACCGACATACCTGTACACTTGCGCAACTGCTCTTTGTCGCGCAGTTGGTTGTTGAAGTACATGGCCTCGCGCTCATACGCTCCTTCTCCGCCCTCTTTCCAAATGGCATTGTAAACGTTAATGAACTGCTGACGCACGTAGTCATTACGTACTACATCTGTGGCCTTTAGCGACTGGATGATGTGTGCTTGATTTAATGTTTCTTGATTGTTCATAATCAGTCAGTTTATTGGTTATAAATCGAAATAGTCTTGTTGGATGCGTTGTGCTTTCCTCAATTCGGCAACAAAGTATTCAACCTTGCCCGGACGCTTGCAAGGATGTATTTTCCCCTGTCTGCGCCAGCGGTCAACATTGCCGCGCCCGAACATGGCATACGCCTTTCGCTGACTGACCATTTCAGGGTCGTCGCGCTGCTCTTTAAGCTGGCGAACGACCTCTGCGGCCACATCGCTGACGAATGTTGCGTAGGTTACTGATTTGTCTATGAAATCGAGGGTAAGCATAGAACGTGGCTTTTAGCGACTCTCCCGAAGCTCTTTGTATGATATTCGCAGGAGTACCCATGAGAGGTACACGAATACGAAACTTACAAGGATGCCTAACAAAGAAGTGATATGCCCTAACACGATGTGGCCAACAACGCCTGTGATAACACACAGGAATATCACGGCGGATATAATCAGTTGTGCGATGGTGAATGTCTTATCCATGATTGAAATGATTTAATCTGTTATTGAATACGCGTAACAGTAACGATACGCCGCTCACGGTCTATGCAGGTTGAGTATTTCCTATTCAGCATGAAGCTCATTGTGCTTGCCAGCGAGCGTACTGATGTGTATCTTGAAGCCGGATAATCTTTTTTGTCACCCACCTTCATTTGCTCAAATTCGCTTGTAAACGTCTGTTTTTTCGGCATTTTCTTCTTGTTTTTTACTTTTTATTTTTAACTTTATGGTGCAAAGATAAGCATTACGCGAATATAAACAAAGCAAAATGCGAATTATTTTATTCTCGAATTGAAATTTTAACATACTCAAAATGGAAAAGTCAGAAATGCTTGAATGTATAATTAATTATTATACAGATGGGAACAAAGCTCGTTTTGCAGCGATTATTGGTGTTAAGCCTCAAACGATTAACACATGGACAGCCCGTAACACTTTTGATGCCGAACTGATATATTCAAAATGCGATGGTATATCAGGTGATTGGTTGCTTGGAAATGGAGAGGGGGATATGCTGAAAACAAATAATTCAGCAACGGCAAATGGTGATGGCTCTGTCGCTGTAAGTGGTAACAACAACAGTAATGTAATGGCTGGTGGGGAAACTGCCTTATTGCAGGAACGAATAAAGCATTTAGAGGAATTGCTGGCAGAGAAGGAAAGGCTGATACAAGTGTTGATGGAGGGGAGGAAATGAATTTGAGCGACACAAAAGTGTACGCTATATTCCGGCTGGTGCATCAACGGAATATATTGACAACAAATCAGAAGAAATGAGATTGGAATGAAGAAAACAAGAAATATACTTTTAGCGAGTATTGCCTTTTCACTGCTTTCTTGTTCGAGTGATGATGAAAGCGTTTACGACAGCGTGTTGTCAAATACACGGTGGCACCAGGATTATGTAGATGTACCCACGTCGACAGTGAGTGAAGAATATACGCTACCCAAAGAAATACTTGCCCGTTTACAGTCGGAAACCCGAACAGAGCAAGAAACGGACACGATAAACAAGACAACCGCGCAAAGTGGAAAGTACCAGCTTTCGTTCAGTACAGACGAAAAATGCCAACTGGAGGATGTTCGCCGGGTAAAGGGAACATACCAGTTGGCAACATACGAGGTCGAGGTGAGCTATTACCCCAACCAAACATACAGGGAAGATGTAGGGAATGGATATACTACGGAGATTGTAGTTAAGGACGACAGCCTTACCTTACGTCAATTTTATGGCGACTACGTTGTAAAGCAGGACACTGTGTTCTTAGGAAAGAACAATGAGGTTCGCACTCGTGTGCAGACGCTGAGTGTATCTGAACTATACAACTACGATAACGACCAAATATCCGAAACGTACCACATGACGTACATACGGACAGGAAACAAAGTCGAACTTACAGGTGACAAGCACCTTATCGGCATAATAAGTGATGACTATTCAGAGATTGATTTTGAGGAACTTGGAAGTTTCGGACGAGAATAACTTAATAAATTGAGCCCATGAAATAAAACTAATTGAATGTTGTCTGATTGTTGTTAGGCTTTTCATAAAGCACTGATAAAAAAGCGTTTTTCTCAGCGGCGCAGGCTGCAATAGAAGAAGCATAAGCAATATAGGATAATATTTGATTTAGGCTGTAACGAGCTGTTTATCAGGCGTTACAGCCTAAGTCGTTTTTAGGCGGTTCGTGCATTTGTTTGCAAGAAATGAGTCAAATAAACGTATTTGTTGTTGCTCTATATCAAGCTTTAGATTATCTCAGTTCTTTAGGGTTTCTTTCCATTTATCAAATTTATTGGCTAAAGAGAAATAATTATTGTTTGTTGAGCATTAGTGTCCACTAAAAAATCATAGTAGTTCTTTGAAATTATTGAGATTCAATT